GTGCTTACCGATACAAAATTAAAAAACCTCAAGCCGCAGGACAAACTGTACAAAGTCTCCGATCGTGACGGGCTGTATGTAGCTGTGCTTACGTCAGGTACGGTCTCGTTTCGCTATGACTACCGTATCAACGGTCGCCGCGAAACACTGGTAATCGGGCAGTATGGGCGTGACGGTATCAGCCTGGCAGAAGCGCGGGAAGAACTGATTGCTGCAAAGAAGCTGCTTAAAGCAGGACAGTCACCGGCTGCGGCTAAACGTGACGGTATCAAAAAGATTCGTGGTGCCGAGACGTTTGCGGTACATACCGACAGTTATATGAAACACGTCATCCTGGCTGACAGTACCCGCGCAATGAAGCAGGCGGTGATCGACCGTGACATACTTCCGGTTCTTGGCAACAAAATGATGGCTGAAATTACCACATCGATGGTTCGTGATTTGTGTGACCGGATTGTCGAACGCGGTGGTCGGGCAACAGCAGTACAGGCCAGGGAGATCATCAGCAGCGTATACCGTCACGCCAATGACCGTGGTCATGGTTTGTTTAATCCTGCGGCTGACATTAAACCTTCGTCTATCGCCATATTTAAACCACGAGAGCGAACACTGACACCAGAAGAAATTGGCCTGTTCTTCCGCACGCTGGATGCCATTGGTGCTATGGGCACTATGAAAATGGCTTTAAAGCTGGTGCTTATCACTATGGTTCGTAAAGGCGAATTCACCAATGCAACGTGGGATGAAATAGATTTTAAAAAATGGACATGGACAATTCCTTCAGACCGCATGAAGGGAAGCCGGGCGCACGTTATTTACCTGCCTAAACAGGCACAGGATATATTGGTTGGGTTGCAGATGTGCGCTGGTGGAAGTGAATATCTGGTTCCTGGTCGTTACAATTTCCGGAAGCCATTATCTAATGCCGCGCTGAACTCTCTGATCGACAGAACGGTGAAAATAATAAATGAAGATGGTGAGCATATTCAGGACTTCACCGTACACGATATGCGCCGTACAGCAAGTACGTTGTTGCATGAGGCTGGTTATCCTTCAGACTGGATTGAAAAGGCTCTGGCACATGAGCAGAAAGGTGTGCGCGCCGTATATAACAAAGCGGAATACGCCAGACAGCGCGCCTACATGTTGCAGCAGTGGGCCGATATGATTGATTCCTGGATTAACGGGGAGCATACGGATCTGATTCCGTTCTCCCCGTCGAAGTTTGAGAGGTGGATGGAAGACAGTAATAAATAATTCTATCCTTCCTGGACTTTGGTAAGCGTCAGATTTCCGCAGAACACTGCGCCGGTGTCGATGTACATCTGGTTTGCATACACCAGTGGGTGATGTGCTGGCGTATGACCGAAGATGAACAAATCGGCACCGGTTATCTCCGAGACAATACCGTCCTGCGCGTCGCTAACCCGCTCACGATTCCATATCACCATTTCTTCTGGTACTGGCTTATCGAATGCGTATTCGTTGTGCGGGTAGTCTGCGTGACAGATGACGACCTTCTTATTGCCGGTAACTAGTTCGATAATCATCGGGAGGTTGGTAATCTTTGGCAGAAGGTATTTGAGTTGCACATCCTGCTCAGAATCAAGTTGGTGCCACCATCCACCGCCGTTTGACATCCAATGTCCGAAACTTCCGCCGTTGACCAGTGCATCCAGCATCATCTGCTCATGGTTGCCACGAACAGCTCGGAACCACGGCATAGTAATCAAATCCAGGCATTCGACGTTTTCAGCGCCGCGGTCAACAAGGTCACCAACGGAAATAAGTAAATCGCGCGCCGGGTCGAATGAAACTTTGTCGAGTTCGTTCATCAGCAGCGTGTAGCACCCATGCAGATCGCCGACGACGAAGATATTGCACCAGTCAGCGCCATTGATGCGTTGATATAGGTTCATGCAGCACGCTCCCGTCCCTGGTTGTCTGTTGGTGACAGCGGAGCATTGCTGAATGCATTTGTTAATCCGCCAATATCCAACGCGTATCCAGGGTGTAGTTGCACTGCCGGGTCTTCGCACTGATTACCCCAAACATCGAAGCCATGAGACGTCTGGCGGGCGAACAGTTCAATGCGAGAAACATCGCCTAATAATTGCACAAGTTTTTCACGAACGATATCTGGCTTTCTTGAATGCTCAAGCCGCGGTGCGGTAAATGACTGAACGATCCCTGCATTAATGCGCGTAGGTAGTTTTCCCTTTACCGCAAACAGGCAATCTTCACTATTGGCGCGAGTCATGTGTCCCATACCCATAACAAGTTTATCTGGTTGTCGACTACCACATTTTATCCACGTGAAGCCCTTCATCGTCATCAGACGGAATCCCCAGGCTTCAACAACTTTTAGTGCTTCGAGTGGTTGTGTTGGCACCCACCACATGGCCAACAGACAGTTTTCATCGGCCAAATCCCACACAGGAAGGCGGCAGATATCCAGCACACTCATAACCGGATATTTAAAACCGGCACCGCGATTACCATCTGCGGCTTTGTCCCGGTATACCCAGGGTGGATCTGCATAGATTAGTGTGTATTTCTTAGTCATAAACCACCCCACAACATCCTATGCCGCTATAGTCGCCACGGCGAAGGCCGTTACCTTTTGTGATACATTGGTCCCTGCGAACCGCGATCCTTGCACGTTCAACATCACCAGAAGCAACATCCATACACTGAAGCCAAAGGTGAGCGGCAATGCGGAACTGCCCTTTTTTCTCTCTTTCAATCGCGCGTTTTTCGATCTCTATCGCCGCAGGAGTAACGGCGACAATCTTTGACGGACTGCGCATTGAAACCTTATTCATGTGATATTTTTCAAGTCGGCTTAACTTTCTCACTTAATCCAACCCTCTCTGAAAATTAATGCCAGCAGATAAAGCCATGCTGAAACAGAGGCCAGGAATAAGTACCATCCTGACCATTTGCTCCAGTGCCTTAGCAGCGCACTCATGCAGCGTTGCTCACGGGACGATATACACGTTGCTGAACAGGAGGTTTTTTACCCTGGAACTCTGCCGGGCTTGCTGCCTGACGTTCATCAAGCCAACGCTCAACTTCGTCACGGTTCCATGCGCAGCGTTTGTCAGTGATATACCAGCGTTTAGGAAATTCCCCTGCGCGCTCCATACGGTCGATAGTGCTCCATGACAGTGGCACCACCGCCAGGAGTTCCTTCTTACCTAATGCACCTTTCATAAATACCTCTCTTGGTTGCAGTGCGGCGCGTGTGGCGCCGCGGTGGTGGTTACATAGATGTTTCGTTTAATTCTTCCCGACGAACGCTGTAAACGTCGGTGGCTTTTGCCAGCAGTTCGTCATCATCTGAAAGTTTTTGTGCAATGTATTTGTAAGCCTTATCCAGTTCGGAGACAGTGCTGTAATTCATCGCTGCGCTGGTAAAGGCCATCAGCATTTCTTCTGGATCACGGCTATCCGCTTTACGAGTTTGCTCATCAGGCTTTTTCACTGGTTTAGCGTTGATCAGACTGTTCATTCCCGCAGCAGTGGTCGTTTGCGGAGTAATGTCTCGCTCAACGCGCGGTGCCGTTTCCTGTAATTCGTCTGGTGTGTAGACGCCCATGATTACGTCAGGACAGTGCAAGCGAGACCAGCGTTTTGTCGCAAGGTATGCGAGTTGTTGTTTCGGATCACTGGCCCAAAGTGTGGAGTTTCTTACCTGTGCTTGAGACAGCATTAACTCAAGCACTCGAGGTTGATCCTCGCCCTTCATGGTTGCCCATACGCGAACACCGCAGCCTTCTTCGTCTTTTAGAGTCCAGCCTGGTGCGATATATGGATTGCCGTTTTTGGATGTTTTCTCAACAAACTTACCGATCACGCGTTCCCACGGCCCGAACCACTCGTAGTTGATGCGATCTTTTGTTGGCGACATCGTTGAGATAACTGCGTTTACTAATTGGGCTTCATAACCTAGCGTGCCGTTCACAACATGGGTTTTCTGAGCCACGGCAAACGGGTTCATTCCCCACTGCGCAGCCTGCATTGCCACGGCCATGCAATCAGCTGGTTTCCCGGCGAGGTGCGCCGGTACCGTTACGCGGCTTTGCGCCATTACCTCGGCGAATTTCATCAGTTGGTTCAAGCCGTCTGGGCTGAAAATAGTTGCAGCAGTTCCAGCGATTGCTGTGTCTACTGGTGCGTTGATGTTTGCGATGTCGTTGCTCATATGTACATATCCTGTTTGCGTGCCCACTCAGGGCGTTTAATGATTTCCACACCGCCCCATTCATCATTTATGCGGCATTCGTGATAGGTATTCAGATCCCGGCGGAACAGAGCGTGCCCGGCATCGACATCCGGCGCATCCAGCTCGAACACGCGTACCGGATACCGACCACAATCAATGCTTTCGCTCACGGCAAGAAAGAAAAAACCATGCGGCTGACCAGTAACCCTCATTGCGCCTTCGCGGTACATTGCGTCCTGCACGTGGTAGCGGAATTCCTCGATGTGGCGTGCAAAACGGTCCATATCTGCAACCTTTTTCACGTCGACGATCACGTTGTGCTCGTTCAGCCATTTGTCTGGACGAATGCGGCACAACTCACCAGTCTCTTCATCATTCCAGTACATTGATGCTTCGCAGTAACCAGGTGCTTCCAGCATCCAGCGTGCCGCCGGGTGAGCCATTGCGCTATCACGCATCAGCTCCAGTTTCCGCCACTGCTCGGCATCAAGTACCGTAATCCCCATATCCGCTACATCACGAAGAAATGCTTCTTCGTCAGCTTTACCTTGTTTCGTCCGACGATCGAACTTCGGTGAAACAATGAAGCGTTTGTCGAATTCTCCAGGCTCCAGAAGCAGACAGTGCAATGCGGTTCCAATATCCAGTGCAGACTTTTTCTCTTCGTCTTCTGGTGCTGCCTGGACCCATTTAAGAAGCGCCGGATTCTTGGCAACCATGTCCAGTTGCGACTTACTCACGCCGTCACCGGCGTGGTAGTCTTCGTTGCTGATGTCGAAATAAATTCCCGGTTTCATGCCGCGTCCCTCTGTCCATCAAGCTGATCCGCCAGATCCCAGCGGGCGATAATTGCCATTGCCTCTCGCCGATAGGCATCCATCAGTTCTTCGAACTCAGGGCTGTCTTTAGCAGCCTCCAGTACTTCCTGACGAACGCCTTTGCCTGTTACAACGTCAAAAGTTGAGGCCAGTTGATGAAGCCGGATACTCTCAATCAGTTCGACTTGTCGGTCATATAGCTGTTCTGACAGGCGGTAGTCCTTGTCGAATGCCAGCATGATTTTTTGAAGATTTTTCTGCTGATTAACGTTCATTATCAGCCCTCCCATATCTCGTTATCGTTGGCCACATCGCGAGCTTCTTTGCTGACGAAAGCCCACTTAATGCCTTCCTGTAAGGTGCGGAACTTCCAGCTCATGAATCCGCATGCAGTAACGCAGTACCAACCGTTGATGATTTTCCACTGCATAACTTGTTACCTCGGCTTGTTACCGTTGAGGTAATGATTATGCGTATTTGGTTTGGTGTCAATAGATATGAGTTAAAAAAATTACCCGTAAGGTAATTGCAAGGGCAATAAAAAAGCCGCCATGAGGCGGCTTACTTGCTGAAAACTATAGTTTTATTGTTTGCTTTTTTCGTTCTGGTTGATGACAAATTCAATGTAACTTTCGATCTTTGCCTTCTCTGTTTCAGGTAACAATGCGTAGCGCGAGCGGTCATAGTTGATAGTTGCAGGGTCATGCGGATGAATCAGTAGTTCATATCCGTGACGCCCGAATGCAGATGCAACATTCTCCAGGGTGGAAATGGAAACGCTGACCTCATTGTTTAACAGGCGGCTGATTGTCACCTGGGCGACGCCGGATGCGCGGTGAAGTTTTCCCTGTGTTGAAAGGTCGCGGCTTTCGCTCATCCAGCGTTCCAGGTTGTGAGCCGCCAGCTGACCAATGTCGCTTGGGCCGACAGGCTGAAAACCTTCCTGAGAAAGCGAGCGATCGATATCAAGCCAGTTACGGGGTTTATTGGCGGCAGCTTCAATTTTTCGCGCAACCTGGTCGCCGATAACCTTCTTGCCAAGAGCCCAGCGGTTTACCAGATTTGCCTGAGTTCCAAGTTTTTCTGCCATCCGCGTCTGAACACCATTGAATTCACGGTCGATCAAGTCGTTGAGATTTTGCCTGCGGACGTCCTGGATACTTTTCATTTTCTGGAAAATCGTCTCATATATGAATCAGTAGATGATTCAATTTAAAGCAATATTACCCAACAGGTAAATGCACCTCATAGGTAACTATCCTTGATTTTTGTTACCTTATGGGTGAATATTTATTATCTGAAATAAATATCAGGCAATAGCTATGAGCGATAACGGACATTTCGATTTCAAAAAGCACTGGCTTGCACTTACTCCGGATGAGCGTGAAGCCTTCGCACAGGAAGCCGGAACGACGAGTCACTATATCCAGACTCACTTAACAGGCAAGCGAAAAATGCCAGGTAAAGTATTGATGAATGGGCTTTTTAAAGCCTGTAAAACAAGACAATGGCTGCGCTCAAAAGCAGAACTGGCATACTTCTTCTACTCATGATATCCAGCTACAACCCTCTGTAGACCGCTACCCGGCGGTCTTTTCATATCTATTCGTACCTCAAAGGTAATAAATAACCAAATCTGGTTGATCTTTTTTTTGTGTCAGCACAAAATGACCGTAATCCCAATACTAATAACAGGGCTTACCATGGAAATCATTACACGTATTGATGCCGCAAAGCGCGGACTTAAACGCTACTACACCGGAAAACCATGTAAGCACGGACATGACAGTGAACGCTGGGTTTACAACGGACACTGTGTTGAGTGCACCATGGAATCAAACCGTCGCATCAGGGCAGAGATTAAGCAGATCATGATTAATTCCTCCCCACAACATTCAAGCTGATAGCGGAGATTAATCATGAGCAGACATGCAACAGATTGGGCCTGGGAGACAGATCCAGGTAGCTCATCATTAAAGCTCATACTGCTCTCGATGGCTGACAGAGCCGATGAATATAACCTCTGCTACCCCAGCATAGAACGCCTCGTTAAAGACACTTGCCTGAATAAAAAAACCGTACAGGCCGGGCTTATATCGCTCATGAAAATGGGGCTTATTTCAGATACCGGAGAGAGAAAGGGAGCGACAAAAAGAGTGCGGGTTTTCTCTCTTAATATAACCAAAAACGGGAACATTAAAGGCAACCGGGAAGGGGGTAATGAACCCGAAAACGGTAATTTTACCGAAAACGGGAATATACCCAAAAACGGGATGTTGAATGATCCCAAAAACGGGATGTTGAATGATCCCAAAAACGGGATCCAGAACCAGTCATATAACCAGTCATTTAACCAAGAGAGGGAGAGCAGGACAAAAAACGGGGATTCTGTGTCTCATGACCCCGGCGCAAACAACGCCGTGATGAATAACTTTGTTCCTCCTGGTGGGCCAGGGCAATTAGGCAAATTTGTCATGCATGAACAATGGCAACCATCAGATGACTTTCTTCGGAAAAGCTCATTGCAGGGGATCTACCTGGACAGTCTGCCAACGGCACAGGAACTTGCAGAGTTCAGAATTTACTGGATGGCTGAGGGTAAGGCATACCATCAGGCACAGTGGGAGCAGAAGCTGGCAAGGAGGCTGCAGATTAGCAGACAGAAGCAATTAACATTACCTGATAACAACGTTCCGCACTGGAACAGCCCTGAAGCATGGGAGGATTTCTTGTGAACAACGTTTTTACCGCGATACAAAACCGTGACGGAGAAGCCCTTTCTCGCATGTCAGGTTATGAGCATCAGTACACCAACAATGACAACGTGGTGAACATGTCAGCAGAGAGGCTTGTTGATGCCCTTTTCAAACAGCTGAAACAACTGTTTCCGGCGGCAGTGGTAACCAACCTGAAGACGCCAGAGCAGGAAGTTGCTGCAAAACAGCAGTGGATTGCTGCGTTTGCCGAAGGGGGGATCCGAACCCGTGAACAGGTTTCTGCTGGTATGCGCCACGCCCGCGCCAGTGAGTCTCCGTTCTGGCCGTCGCCAGGGCAATTCATCAAGTGGTGTAAAGACAGCAAGATGGTTCTTGGCGTCACCATTGACGATGTGATGGCGGAGTTTCACCGGTACAGCAAGGAAAAAAGTTTATATCCTGGTGGTCCCGAAAGATTCCCGTGGCGACATCCGGTTATGTACTGGGTCGTATGTGATACCCGCCGTGCAATGTATCAGCGCCAGCTTAGCGAGATTGAGGTTGAGAAACACGCGCGCAGGCTGCTCGATGATTGGGCGAAAAAGGTAGCTTCCGGACAGCAGATACCCGATCCGGTGATCAGCATACAGGCAAAGCGAGAGCCCATGAGTACACCTCCGGACACAGGGAGAGACGTTTACCATCCACCAGGGCGAAGTTTCGGGTGCATGCCTAACGCCGCCACCCTTGGGGGAATAACACCGGCGCAGTGGCTGATGGAGGAATACAGGCGGGGAAAGGCGGCAGGATTTATCAAGTAATACCAGCGCGATAGCGCATTTTTTTACGCCTCAATGATTACCTATCAGGTAACAAAATATTCTAAACTCTATTGATTTCGTGTCTTATGTGGTTCTTAATTACCTAAGAGGTAAATCATGAGAAAACAGATACAGGCTCTTGGTCGACTCAAAACAGGCCAGATGAACAAAACAGAATCTGCGTATTGCCAGCACCTTGAGCTGCGTAAACGTGCAGGAGAAATCGTCTGGTATCGATTTGAGGGTATCAAGCTGCGGTTAGCTGACAACACGTTCTATACGCCCGATTTTGCTGTGATGCTCGCCACCGGCGAGATGGGACTGCACGAAGTGAAAGGTCTCTGGACCGACGACGCCAGGGTGAAAACCAAAGTCGCCGCAGATCAGTATCCGTTCCGAATCATCGGGGTAACGGTTAAACCAAAGAAAGCAGGTGGTGGCTGGAACATCGAAGAGTTCTGAATCGACGATCTTTTTAGTTATCAATGTAATCAATAAGTTATGTGGATAAGCGAGGGTAAAGATGGAAAGTAATATCAAAGGGTTAGTTGCCGCCGGGCATGAGATGGCTTCGGAACTGAAAGCAGAATGTGGTGCCGTTGATATGCGCAGCGTGGCAAAGCTGATCAGCGATTTGGCAACGCAACTGGAAGTGCAACTGGTGCGTGCTAATGCGATGTGGCGGAGTGGGAAGAAATGAAACAAATGTCACTAATTGAGATGGATGGTTTTCTGAAAGGTAAATGCATCCCACGAGATTTAAAGGTTAACGAAACAAACGCTGAATATCTGGTGCGTAAATTTGCTGAATCAGAGGCCAAGTGCGCGGCACTGGCAGCGGAGAATGCGGGGCTGAAGTCTGGCGATATGGACGAAATCAAGGTTATCAACCGTGGAGGGCAGGCATATTGCGTAAAAGATGGAGTGCAAGTTAATCCCATGTATGCAAGAGGGTGGAATGACTATCGCGCAAAGTCTCTGCAATCAGACACCCCAGCCACCGATACTTTCCTGGCTGAAATTCGTGCACAGGGGGTTGAGATGTTTGCTGACAATCTGTTGTGTCCAGACCTTGATGGCACTATCCGTGACTTTGCTGCCCAGCTTCGCAAAGGAGGCAACCAGTGAGCGAAATTAATTACCAGGCACTGCGTGAGGCGGCGGAACGTGCAATTCCGGCAATGGAACGCCTGTTAATGTTGCCAGTTGATGATGATCTGATAAGCGAACAGGAACTTAAAGATAGCGGTGTTGATATTGATGCCCTCAACGCCTTCAAATTTCTGGCCGGACCAGAAACCGTGCTGGCACTACTGGATGAGATCAACGCATTAGAGGAAACGCGTATCAACGATGTTTGCCGTATTGCGGAACTAACAAAACAACTGGAGTTGGCAAAATCAAAACTCAACGAGCAGCGTGAGTATTACGAAGGTGTTATCTCGGATGGAAGTAAGCGCATAGCAGAACTGGAAGCGCGGGGAATAAAACCAGCCAAAGGTGAAGTTCTGGTCGTTGTATCTGGTTTTACTGGTTGCGGAAAAAGCGCCATTGCCGGGGAAATAGAAATCGCGATGAAGGCTATTGGTGTACCGGTTAAGTGGACTAATGGCGATGCAGAAAAGCGCATGACTGGCGCTGACTGGCTGACTGCGATTGAGATGTACAAACCAACTGTGCGCATCGTGGAAGTTAATGTGCCACGCGCCGCTGGCATTCGCATCAAAGGAGAGTGAGATGAACGGGCAAATATCAATTGTTCGACCGGGAGCATGTGACGATCGCGAGATACGACTGATTATTCGTCTGGCGATGGGGAAAACAATAACAGCTCTCATTACTCCAGAAAATCTCGCATTAGCGTTAACAGGAAAGTCAGACCTGCCAGTAGAGCTAAAGCTGCGAAATGTTGAGATTAAGGTGAAATAGCTATGACCACTATTACCAAAGAACGTATCGAATTATTCATTAAAAATCCGCTTGATAACGGGCTTACCCGTGGCGAACAAATGGAACTGGCACGGATTGCACTGGCATCGCTGGAAGCAGAGCCGGTGGCATGGCTACATTCAGACAATGGCTTAGGTATTCCGGCAATAACCAGGAGTAAAAACATTGCTGACAGTTGGTTATCAAAGGGCTGGTATGTTCAGCCGCTATATATAGCCAAGCCAGTGCCGGTGGTGCCAGATGCTCGTCCGTCTTTAAATAATGGCATAGTCGGTTTTGATGAAGGCTGGAACGCCTGCCGCGCTGCCATGCTCTATGGTGCCGAACCTGCAAGTAATCATGAAGAGTTGCCGCTTGATTATCTCCAAGGTCAAAAAGATGGTCTTGAATGGGCTGCGCAGCTTGCAGAAGCAAATCACCCACAAACTGGCGACTGGCTTTACGATGACCCTGTTGAGCTTGCAAAGGCTATTCGCAAAGGTCCGGATATGCCCGAGGCCGCTGGCAACTATCCGGTAACTCCGGATGGCTGGATAAGCTGTAGTGAGCGAATGCCTGTAATTGGCGAGCTAAATTGGAGAACTAGTTTTCCTTTACTGGTTACGTGTGAGATCGGCGTTATACCTGCTTATTACGGCTTTGTGAGAGTTAATGGGAATAAGCATTATGGTTTTATGGAGAGTCTTAAATATGGAGATGATAGCGGCAACCATCCTCAAACTAATGAATATGACCTGATTAGCAATGTCACACACTGGATGCCGCTACCAGAACCGCCGCAGGAGGTGAAATGATGGATGTAAAAGAGAAGGTTTTGCAGGTGATGCGTTCCCGGGCTGCCCTGCAAGATAAAGCTCTCGGCGGGGAATATCCATTCAGGATGGCAACCTGGAATCTGCGGTTGGCAATGGAGAAGGAATTTCCTGATGAAGAATGGCGTTCGGCAGATTTGCGCAAAATTCTTATGGAGATGGCTAAAGACGGAACAGTATCCAAAGATACCTATGCCAGCCGGATTGGTCAGGCGGTATGGAGACTGGAGGTGCGGTAATGGCTAACCTGCAACTTGCTGTCAAAGGTGAATACTTCGATGCCATGATTCGCGGAGAGAAAACGGAAGAGTATCGCCTGTGTAATGACTACTGGAATAAGCGAATTATGTTCCGGGAGTATGACCGCCTGATTATCACAAGGGGATATCCGAAGCGCGACGATTCCAGCCGTAGAATTGATGTTCCGTATGACGGATATGAGATCAAGACAATCACACATCCGCACTTCGGCGATAAACCGGTAAAGGTGTTCGCGATAAAGGTGAATATTGATGGCTAAATCAGCAGCAGAGCGCAAAGCCGCTCAGAGAGCCAGACAAGCTGAATCCGGTGTACGTAAGCTGGAGATTGTGCTTGATGCTCAGGAAATTGAAATGCTGGAGCGGAACTGCGCCGCCCGGCGCCCTGGTCGAGATCCCTATGAAATGGCCGAGTACATCGCGCTGCTGATCCGCCAGGATGATGCCAGGGTGCGCGGGCGTATAAAATCGATCAGCAGAAAACGTTGCGGTAAGTGCGGCGAGAGAGTTCCAGTTAATTCATGTCCGTGTAATGGTGACTCACAATGCTGGGTGACTAAAGGCTGGCATGAAACGAAATTAATAGTGTGACATGTCACGAGTAGATTATGCATGATGAATTTGATGGGTTTTGAATACTGCCGCCAACTATGGCGGCTTTATTTTGCATGGTACTATTACCACAACGGTAACTATTACCACGGTGGTTATTATGCCTGCTGAACCTAAAACCTATAAACGCAAATCAACGCAATTTAAGCCACTAACAGCAATGCAGGAGGCTTATTGCCAGTCATACATCAAAACGCCTGAAAACCAGACTCAGGCAGCGATTAACGCAGGATTCTCACCAAATACAGCGGCAGTTAAAGCCAGTGTCATGATGCGCGATGAACGCATTCAAAAACGGATTGCCGAGTTGATGGAGGAGCGCAACAAACGAATGCGCGTCAGTGCTGATTACGTTCTCATGCGCCTGGTGGAGATCGACCAGATGGACGTGATCGACATCCTCAACGACGATGGGAGCCTTAAACCAATCCGTGAGTGGCCGAAAATCTGGCGCACTACGCTTAGTGGCTTTGATCTGTCATCGACCATCATGAACATGAACGAGGATTCGATAGAGACAATCCTCAAAAAAATTAAATGGCCTGACAAGGTGAAGAACCTAGAACTGATTGGTAAGCACGTCGACGTCAACGCATTCAAAGAACGCCTGGATGTTAATGTGAATGTGACAATTGCTGATCGCATAGCGGCAGCCAGGAAGCGACTCAAAGAACGTCAGGATGGTAATCAGTGACAGATGCAGCGTTATCTCCTGAAGAGCAGTTAATCGAAGATATTGCAGGGTTCACTCACGATCCGCTTGGCTATGCCCTCTATGCGTTCCCGTGGGGGGAAGAGGGGACTGAATTAGCACATGCCACAGGTCCACGTCAGTGGCAGGCTGATGCGTTCCGAGAGATACGTGATCACCTGCAGAATCCAGAGACGCGATATCAGCCGCTTATGCTGGCACGCGCTTCTGGTCACGGTATTGGTAAATCCGCATTCATCTCAATGCTGATCAACTGGGGCATGTCCACTTGCGAGGATTGTAAGGTCGTGGTGACCGCCAACACCGACAACCAGCTACGAACGAAGACCTGGCCGGAAATTATCAAGTGGTCGAACCTTGCCATCACGAAAGACTGGTTTACCTGTACCGCTACCGCGATGTACAGCAATGATCCTGGGCACGACAAGCGGTGGCGAGCTGACGCAATCCCCTGGTCTGAGCACAACACTGAGGCATTCGCCGGACTACACAACGAGCGCAAACGCATCATCGTGGTTTTCGACGAAGCATCCAACATTGCCGATCTGGTGTGGGAGGTAGCAGAGGGTGCGCTGACGGACGAAGACACTGAGATTATCTGGGTGGCGTTCGGAAACCCGACGCGTAATACCGGACGTTTCCGCGAATGTTTCCGCAAATATAAACACCGCTGGAAAACTGCGCAGATTGACAGCCGGACGGTGGAAGGCACCAACAAACAGCAGTTGCAGAAATGGGTTGATGACTACGGGGAAGACAGCGACTTCGTTAAAATCCGTGTGCGCGGCATATTCCCTGATGCATCTGAATTGCAGTTTATCCCTACCGGTCTTACTGACGAGGCAATGAAACGGGTGGTAACTGCTGCGCAGGTGGCACATGCTCCGGTGATAATCGGCGTTGACCCTGCATACTCCGGTGTTGATGACGCGGCGATATACCTGCGGCAGGGGCTGCACAGTAAGGTGCTGTGGACCGGCAACAAGACCACCGACGATCTGATTATGGCGAAGCGTATCGCTGACTTTGAAGACCAGTACCAGGCTGACGCGGTGTTCATCGACTTCGGTTACGGAACCGGTTTGAAGTCAATCGGTGATGGCTGGGGACGTACATGGCAACTTGTTCCGTTCGGCGGTGCGTCCACTGACCCGCAGATGCTTAACAAGCGTGGGGAGATGTTCAACTCATGTAAGACATGGCTGAGGCTGGGCGGCATGCTGGATGACCAGGAAACTGCAGACGACCTGTCGGCGGCAGAGTACAAAGTTCGTGTGGACGGTAAAATCGTTATCGAACCGAAGGAAGATATCAAAGAGCGTCTTGGGCGTTCGCCGGGTAAAGGCGATGCGCTATTGCTGACGTTTGCTTTCCCTGTGTCGAAGCGTCTGCGAATTCCAGGTCAGCAGAACCAGCAAGGCAAGGCCATTACAGATTACGATCCCTATGCTTAATCCGCTGGTGGGGATAATGTCGTTGATATCCTCTGGTGAGGATAAAACAAAGCCAGCTCATAGGCTGGCTGTTTGTGACATGTCACGGTGTTATTGCTCGCTTAACTTCTGCTTCAGCAAGTAACCTTCAAGCATCCATATTTTGTTTACAGCATTCTGCCTGGCAATCTTCCGACCAATTTCTGCATCAAAGTTTTCCGGGCTTGCACAGGCGCTCTCTCCGGTGACGGTGAAGCCATTTTGTAGAGTCAATACACAAAATGTCAGCAGAGCCAAACTGTCGTGATAGTCATCGCCAGTTGCAATAGCTCCATCAGCAGCAGTGAAGTACGTTTCCGCAAGAATAATGCTTTCGATATGGTCTGGCGTAACGCGCGGGGCGGTTTTGCCTTTCTCAACGATTTCTTTTTCGATTTGCTGGTCGTTCATAATCTCACCTTAAAAAAATGCCCGGCGAACCGGGCGAACTGGAAGCAATGAGTTATGCCTTCCGTGGCTGTACGGGTTTACAGCATGAAGTCATCGCAATGGCGTCCTGCTGTAAAAAGGGCTGTGATAGTCCTTCAAGGGAAACCATCACCGCCAAGCCCCTGGAACTTCTGGCATCACGGTCCTTAGGCGTGATTCTGGCGCGGCATGCAGGATTCGAACCTGCGACCAACCGCTTAGAAGGCGGTTGCTCTGTCCAACTGAGCTAATGCCACAACGCTGAGAGCACTTAGCCTGTTAAGGCACCACACTTTGTCGCGGCTCCATAAATGCTCTCATCGTTGCACCCTCGTCTCTTCCGAGGTGTCACACCGAATCGCCGGGATGGTGAATCCCCGTGCGCGGAATAAAACCGCTCGACTTGCACATTCCGGCTACCTGGTTCGTTTGCCCGAGCAAGGGAGGGTGCCCCTTAAACGTATCCAGACCGCTATCGGCGCATGTGCCATACACCGTACTGCTCAAAATAAAAGCTCACCCCACCTGTTCAATTTAACGACAAGCCAGTCAGGTTAATAACCGGAATGAACTCTTTGCTTACCTGAAAGGTAATAATTAGTGCGTTAAATGTCAAGTATCTACGATAAATAAATCACATGTGGTTAAATTGGTAATAATTTAATTGCGTACGGAGTCATTGATATGTGCATGGGTAGCTCACCATCAGTGCCTGCAACACCAGAAGTTCAGGCAGCACCACAGGAGCAGGATGCCGCCGTTGTTGATGCCCGCGACGAAGAAACCCGTCGCCGTCGCGCTGCTGCTGGTCGTAGTTCTACGCTGCTTACCGGTTCTCAGGGCGACACATCAACCGCTAATACCAGCGGTAAAACGCTGCTTGGTCAGTAACCGGAGTCATTGAAATGGCGGAAACAACTAAAGAGCGATTGAACAAACAGTTCGCACAACTTGAAAGCGAGCGTCAGTCGTTCGAGCCGCACTGGCGCGAGTTGAGTGATTACATCAACCCGCGTGGTTCCCGCTTTCTGACTTCTGAGGTCAACCGTAACGATCGACGCAATACACGCATTATTGATTCGACCGGGACTATGGCGGCGCGCACTCTCGCCAGCGGCATGATGTCAGGCATCACAAGCCCCGCGCGTCCGTGGTTTCGCCTGGCTACGACAGATCCTGAAATGATGGATTATGGCCCTGTTAAGTTGTGGCTTGAGGCGGTGCAGAACCGCATGAACGATATGTTCAATAAGTCGAATCTCTACCAGTCTCTTCCGCAGTTATACGGAAGCCTCGGCACATACAGCACTGGTGCAATGGCGGTGCTGGAGGATGACGAGGACATCATTCGCACAATGCCATTCCCGATAGGCAGTTACTACCTGGCTAACTCACCTCGTGGCAGTGTGGACACCTGTTTTCGCAAGTTCTCTATGACTGTTCGTCAGCTTGTTCAGGAGTTCGGGCTAAATAACGTCAGCGAATCCGTAAAAAGCATGTGGGAAAGCGGCACCTACGAGAAGTGGATTGAAGTGATGCATTCGGTTTACCCGAACATTGACCGCGATACATCGAAGCTGGATAGCAAGAACAAGCCATTCAAATCGGTTTATTACGAGGTTGGTGGCGATAACGACAAGTTGTTGCGTGAGTCCGGATTCGATGAGTTTCCAATTATGGCTCCGCGCTGGGAAGTTAACGGCGAAGATGTTTATGGATCATCATGCCCGGGTATGCTGGCGCTTGGACCTGTTAAGGCATTGCAGCTTCTCCAGAAGCGCAAGTCGCAGTTGATTGATAAAGCCACCAATCCGCCGATGGTTGCTCCGACTTCCCTCAAGAATCAGCGCGCCTCCCTTCTTCCTGGCGACATCACGTATATCGATCAGATTACTGGTCAGGATGGCTTCAGGCCTGCTTATCTGGTTAACCCCAGTACAGCAGATTTGGTGGCAGACATTCAGGACACTCGTCAAATCATTAACAGCGCCTACTTTGTCGATCTGTTCATGATGTTGCAGAACATCAATACCCGCTCGATGCCTGTTGAAGCGGTGATCGAAATGAAAGAAGAAAAACTTCTGATGTTGGGGCCGGTTCTGGAGCGTCTGAACGACGAATGTCTTAATCCTCTCATTGACCGCGCTTTCTCGATGATGGTGCGTAAAAACATGCTGCCGCCACCGCCTGACGCGATGGAAGGTATGCCCCTGAAGGTCGAATACATTTCCGTCATGGCTCAGGCGCAGAAGTCTATCGGCCTGTCCAGTCTGGCGTCTACGGTCAACTTCATTGGTCAACTTGCGCAAGCGAAACCAGAAGCTCTCGACAAACTCAACGTTGATCAGGCGATCGATGCATTCGCTGATATGTCCGGAGTGTCTCCAACCGTCATTGTTCCGCAGGAACAGGTTGAGCAGGCTCGCCAGCAACGGGCACAGCAGCAACAGCAGCAACAAATGATGGCGATGGGGATGGCGGCGGCACAGGGCGCCAAGACGCTAAGCGAAGCTAAAACTTCGGATCCGAGTGTTTTGTCAGCTATGGCGAATGCAGTTAGTGGTCAGGGTGGGCAATCACAATGACAGATTACGAAGACGATCAACTGAAAGAAGAAAACGCCCGTAAGCAACGTGACATGGAGCAGCGTGAAATTGATGACATTCGCTTTGTCATGAGCAGTGAACAGGGGCGTCGCGTTGTCTGGTCTGTGCTGGAGAAAGGCCGTGTGTTTTCCGCTATCTCACCGATGGACGCTATGGCAATGGCATTTAATGAGGGGCAACGCAATCTGGCGCTTGAACTGTTTCAGCGCGTTATGGCGCATTGCCCTGAACAGTATTTGAAGATGGCCAAAGAGGCCAGTGAACAGGAGTGATCATGAATTTATTTGAGCGTTTGCTGTATCGCCGTCTTTGCAATGAGCAACCAGTTGATGGCGGAGCAGCTCCGGCTGCGTCAGAACCGTCAGCGCCTGCAGGTGATACCCCTGCTCCAGTTGGTGATCCATCACAACAGGAAGGTGATAAGCCACAACCTGTTGCTGATGGCGATAAACCTGCTGATGACAAAAAGCCTGAAAACGATAAGCAGGATGAAAAAAAGGGCGGCGATAAACCAGAGGGTGCGCCTGAGAAGTACGAGTTTCAGGCTGCCGAAGGCGTAGATCTGGATACAGAAGCGTTGAAGGAATTCGAGCCGGTGGCGCGAGAACTTAACCTGACCAACGAGCAAGCGCAAAAGCTGGTTGATGCTTATCCGAAGATTCTGGCAGGTGTTCAGCAGCGCCAGGCAGAAGCCTGGCAGAAAACAACCGAGCAGTGGGCTGCGGATGTAAAAGCTGACAAAGAAATCGGTGGCGACAAGTTGATTTCTAACCTTAGCGTCGCACAGCGTGCGCTTGACCAGTTCGGGACACCTGAACTCAAAGAATATCTGAACACCACCGGGCTGGGTAATCACCCTGATCTGGTCAAAACGTTCGTGAAAATCGGAAAGGCGATGTCTGAAGATGGCATGGTCACCGGTGGTAATGAAGGCCAGCGTAGTGCGGCCGAAGTGCTCTATGGCAAATAAGAGAGGAAATGACAATGGCTGTTAAAGGCTTAACTGCGCTAACGCTGGCTGACTGGGGTAAGCGCGTCGATCCAAACGGGAAAGTCGATAAGATTATCGAGCTTCTCGGTCAAACTAACCCGATCCTTCAGGATATGCCTTTTGTCGAAGGGAACCTTCCTACCGGACACCGAACCACCATTCGTTCTGGTTTACCTTCAGCTACCTGGCGTTTGCTGAACTATGGCGTACAGCCAAGCAAATCAACCACAGTGCAGGTAACCGATTCCGTTGGCATGCTGGAAACCTATGCTGAAGTCGATAAGTCACTGGCTGATCTGAACGGCAATACCGCCGAATTCCGCCTGTCTGAAGACCGCGCATTTATTGAAGCGATGAATCAGCAGATGGCGCAGACGCTGTTTTATGGTGATTCCAGCGTTAACCCTCAGCAGTTTATGGGACTGTCCTCCCGCTATTCCAGCCTGTCTGCGGGTAATGCTCAGAACATCATTGATGCTGGTGGCACGGGTACAGATAACACCTCAATCTGGTTAGTGGTGTGGGGCGAAAACACCGTGCATGGCATCTTCCCGAAAGGGCAGAAGGCTGGCATCCAGATGGAAGATAAAGGCCAGGTGACACTGGAAGATGCTAATGGCGGCAAGTACGAAGGCTATCGCACCCATTACAAATGGGATAACGGACTTGCTCTGCGTGACTGGCGTTATGTTGTTCGCATTGCAAACATCGATGTCAGCAATCTTTCAGAACCTTCCTCTGCCGCAAATATTGCGAAGTTGATGGTTAAAGCACTGCATCGCATTCCAAACCGTGGCATGGGTCGCCCGGTGTTCTACATGAACCGCACTGTAGGCCAGGCTCTTGATCTGCAATCTCTGGAGAAAACATCTCTGGCGATCAGCGTAAAAGAGACAGAAGGCGAGTGGTGGACGTCATTCCGTGGTGTACCAATCCGTGAAACTGATGCGCTTCTGGAAACAGAAGCCCGCGTGGTGTAACGCCTGTTATTAACCTGTGGGTCGTAACAGACCCACTAATGGAGAAAGAAGATGATCACCGACAAACTGTTGATGTTCTCCGAAGCTCAGGCGGTTACGAATACCGCGGCTTCTACTGACGTAATCGATCTCGGTCCAATTGACGGAAAACGTCGTGATATCGGCGTGGGTTACCCGCTTGAGTTTTGGGCGCTGGTTAACACAGCCGCCGCGGCAAGCGGTGATGCAACTGTAAACATCCAGTTGCAGACGAGTGAGAATAACAGCTCATGGACCACTATTTATGATAGTGGCGCACTGGCAAAGACCGCCCTGACAGCAGGTAAACGAGTTGTTTCTGCAAAGGTGCCTGCCGGTGTTCAGCGATATCTGCGTGTTAACTACTCCGTCGCAACTGGCCCACTAACGGCTGGCGAATTCACTGCTGGTATCAGTCTTGATGTTGATGCCAATACGCCGTATCCGATCCGCTCAAAAGTAACTGGTTAAGGTGATATCGATGTCAGGTGAGAAACCAAGATACCGCGTTCTGCGCCTCTCTCATATCCATAACACACTGTGGCCGGAGGGGGCAGAAATCGAATACGAAGGTGAGCCTGGTAGCGCACTGGAACCTGTTAACGATGCAGCCAGACAGGCAAAAGCAAAAGTTGCAGGAAAGGTGTCAATGGCAGCAACCAGCACCAAAATCATCAACGATGTGTCAGATGATGGTGAACTGGATAAGCTCCGTGAAGAGTACGAATTGCTCTTTAACGAGAAGCCACACCATAACGCCAAAGCCGAAACGCTCCGCGAGAAGATCGCAGATAAGCGTAAAGAACTGGGCGTGTAAGCCTCGCGAATCAGACAAGGGGCTTCGGCCCCTTTATTGCAGGAGTGTATATGGAACTCGTAAACCTCAAAACCGGCACTGACAGCTACCAGGATGAGAGCGGAGAAACCAGAACTCGCGATGAATACCCGTGGGGGCTGTGCATCACGCTGAATAACGACACATTGAATAAGCTGAAGGCTCAACCTCAGGGCGTTGGAACAGAAGTGATGATAACTGCAAAGGCTGTTATTCGAGGCCTGTCTGCCAGAGAAACTGACGATGGTGTTAATCGCAGCGCCGATCTGCAGATCACTGATATGGCGATCGCTCCTGTTTCCGGGGATGTAGAAAAATCAGCGGCTGAAACTCTGTACGGCAATGGGGGTGAGTAATGGCCTCTGTAGTAGAGATCTGCAATCGTGCGCTGTCCAATATTGGCAATAGCCGCAGCATTAACAGCCTGACGGAAGCCAGCAAGGAAGCGGGAGAATGTTCGCTGCACTTTGAGGCCTGCCGTGATGCTGTGCTTTCTGATTTTGACTGGAACTTTGCTACCAAACGCGTGGCGCTTGCAGATACGAGCAATTCACCGCCTGACTGGGAATATGCGTACCAGTACCCGTCAGATTGTCTGCGCATTACTGAAATTATGCTTCCTGGTGTACGCAATCCAACAGCAGCAATGCGCGTTCAGTACGAAGTTGGTGCAGACACCAACGGAACAGGAAAATTGATCTACACAGACCAGCCTCAGGCATGGCTCAAGTATGTCTCTCGCGTTACAGATGTGAACATGTTTGATGCCATTTTTATGGAGGCGTTGGCCTGGCGTCTTGCGGCAGCTATTAACATGGCGCTGACTGGGAATGCAGACCTCGGTACGTTTGCCCTCAATATGTACAATCGCGTGATTCTTAGTGCTGGCTCGCATAGCCAGAATGAATCACAGGAACCACAGCCACCGGTTGATGAGTTTACCATTGCGAGGTTGTCCTGATGGCTATCAGTTGGATCCAGCCCAGCTTTGCTGGTGGTGAGATTGGACCGTCGTTGTACGGACGTATCGACATGGCGAAGTACCAGGTGGCATTGCGCAAGTGCGATAATTTTATCGTGCGGCAGTATGGCGGCGTTGAGAATCGACCTGGTACGCGTTTTGTCGGTGCCGCAAAATACCCAAATCGGAAATGCCGTCTGATCCCGTTCCAGTTCTCGACGGTTCAGACCTATGCTCTGGAGTTCGGACACCAGTACATGCGCGTTATCAAAGATGGTGCGTTGGTGCTGAACAGCAGCAATGTTATTTATGAAATTGCCACGCCATATACTGAAGCCGATCTGTTCCGAATTAAATTCACGCAAAGCGCCGACGTGCTTACGCTGGTTCACCCGGCATACCCGCCGAAAGAGTTGCGCCGCTATGCGCATGACAACTGGCAACTGGTTGATGTGGTAACGAAGAACGGGCCATTTGAAGATATCAATATTGACGAGTCAGTGACGGTTTATGCCAGCGCCAGCACCGGGACAATTACGTTAACGGCAAGCGCCTCTATTTTTGGCGCGGAGCAGGTAGGCAAATTGTTCTATCTGGAACAGCCTGCAGTGGATTCAGTGCCGGTATGGGAAACCAGTAAGAGTACGTCGATTGACGATGTTCGCCGTGCAGACAGTAACTACTATCGCGCTGTTACAGCAGGTAAAACAGGCACTTTGCGCCCTTCGCATACAGAAGGCACATCATGGGATGGCTGGGGCGGATCCGGAGATGATGATACCGGCATTGAGTGGGAATATCTGCACAGTGGTTTTGGCATTGCCCGTATCACTGCTGCAAATGGAACTACTGCAACTGCCGAGGTGATTTCCTATATCCCTTCGCAGGTAGTTGGCGAGGATAATGCCAGCTATAAATGGGCTAAATATGCCTGGAACAGTGTTAATGGTTATCCTGGCGCTGTTGTTTATTATCAACAACGTCTTTACTTCGCTGCATCGACTGCGTTCCCTCAGACTATCTGGGCCAGCCGTACTGGGGATTATAAGGATTTTGGCAAAAGCAATCCTACGCAGGATGACGACAGAATTATCTACACCTATGCCGGGCGTCAGGTTAATGAGATCCGTCACCTGATTGATGTTGGTTCGCTGGTGGCGCTGACTTCCGGAGGTGAGTACGTCATCACTGGCGACCAGAACAAAGTGCTTACCCCATCATCATTTGCATTCAGCTCTCAGGGATCAAATGGCTCGAGCAATGTCCCACCAATTGCCGTAGCGAATATTGCTCTGTTCGTCCAGGAGAAAGGCAGTGTTGTCCGTGATCTGGCCTATTCATTCGATGTTGACGGCTATCAGGGGAACGACCTGACCATCCTTGCCAATCATCTTTTTCAGAAGCACAGCATTGTTGACTGGTGCTTCTCTATTGTCCCTTACTCCAGCGCCTTCTGCATTCGTGATGACGGCAAATTACTGGTGATGACCTATCTGCGTGATCAACAGGTTTTTGCATGGGCACCACAGTCCAGTACCGGAAAATATGAAAGTACATGCAGTATCAGCGAAGGCAATGAAGATGCGGTGTATTTCGTCGTTAACCGAACTGTTAACGGGCAAACAGTGAGATACATCGAGCGACTGTCCAGCCGTTTATTTACCAGCGATGAAGATGCTTTCTTTGTTGATTCTGGCCTTAGCTATGATGGAAGAAATACGTCTGACAGAACGATGATCATCACTGGTGGTTCTGGCGAATGGAATTACCGCGCGGAATATACAATCAGTGTTTCTGGTGGTGCGTACTTCACCAGTAGTGATGTCGGTGCTCAACTACAGTTCCCTTATACCGGAACTGATCCTGATACTGGCGATGAAGTGTCAAAAGAATTACGTTGCGACATTATTTCTGTAACCAGCAATACCGCTGTAGTGGTTCGTGCTAACAGGAACGTCCCGCCATCCCTCAGGAATGTGGCCACCACGAACTGGCAGATGGCGCGCCGGACATTTGGAGGCCTGTCTCATCTTGAAGGCCAGACCGTAAACATTCTCTCTGATGCGAACGTGGAACCACAGAAAGTTGTTTCCGGAGGTGCCGTCACTCTGGAATCTCCGGGGGCTGTAGTGCACATCGGCCTGCCAATAACTGCTGAATTCGAAACACTGGATATCAACATTAACGGACAGGAAACGCTGCTGGACAAAAAACAGGTGATTCCGTCCGTTACTCTGGTTGTGAATGCCAGTCGCGGCATCTGGGCGACTACGCCAGGCGGTAAATGGTACGAATATCCACAGCGTGAATTCGAGTTCTACGATGATCCTGTTGATGACGCTACCGGAAAAGTTGAGGTGAAACTGGACAGTAACTGGGGCAAAAACGGACGTGTAAGAATCCGTCAGCTTGACCCGTTGCCGCTGTCTGTTCTTGCCGTTATTCCTCGCCTTACTGTTGGGGGATTCTGATGATCGATATTCGAATTATTCCCGCTACCGAAGATCATCTTCAGATGATTTTGCCGGATGTTCGTCAGGCTGATATTGACGAACTGTATGCGGTATCGCTGATGACTACCGAAGATGCGCTGCGTGTTGGTCTTCGCACTGCGACTATGGCCTGGTCAGGATTTGCGAACGGAGAACTGGTAACCATGTTTGGCGTATCTCCGGCGTCAATGATCGGTGGCAATGGTACGCCATGGCTGGTCGGAACCAGCCGTATTGAAAAATATCAGAAGACATTTCTTCGCCACTGCCGCCCTGTATTGCAGCAGATGCTGGCAGTTTATCCGCGCCTGGAAAACTACGTCGACGAGCGAAACCATGTTGCCAAAGCATGGCTGCACTGGCTTGGATTCAGGCTTGAAGAATCCGCGCCTTATGGTGCTCTTGGTCTTAATTTCCACAGATTTCACATGGAGAGAAAATAATGTGTAACCCAGCCATCGCTTTGGTTGCAGTCACAGTGGCATCCACAGCCGCATCAATGTACAGCCAGAGCAAGCAGGCAAAATACCAGTCAGCCGTAGCTGATCGGAATGCTGAAATTGCTGAAGCTCAGGCACAGGATTCAATCAATCGTGGGAATATTGAAGCGGATCAGCGTCGTCGTGAAATGCGTCAACGCTCAGGCACTGCGGCGGCTACTATGGGGGCTACCGGTGCGGAATTAAGTAGCGGAACAGCTCTTGACGTTTTTGCGGATAATGCTCAGTTCGGCACTCTTGATGCGTTAACGACAGTGAATAATGCTCAGCGTGAGGCATATGGGTATCAGGTTCAGGGAATGAATGCTCAGGCACAGGGGGCTGCTGCTCAGTCGGCTGCTAAATCATCGATGACCAGCACTTTGTTAACGGCACCACTAAAAGCATACGGTGCATACCAGATGGGCGGAGGAACGTGGAGCCCGTTCTCTCAGAAGGCTGCGCCGATTTCTGCTGCTGTTGGCACTCCAACCGGTCGATAAGGGGATAATAAGATGCCAGTTGTACCAACAACATCGGGCCGTCAGGTTCAGAGCAGAGGGATTTCGACGCAGGGATTCTCATCGTTTCAGACACCAAATGTCGGTGATGTACTTGGCGATGTTGCAGAGCAATATGCAGGTATTATTGCGCAGGCAAAACAGCGTGCGAATGTTGCTATGGCTCAGGATGCTTCTCTTAGCTTAAGCCAGATAAGCAGCGATCTGCTGAATAACCCTGAAACAGGTTTGCTTAACCTGAAAGGGAAAAATGCTATTGGAAAAGGTCAGGAGTATACGCAGCAGTTTGATGCCCAGGTCGAGAAACTGGCTATGTCGCTGCCTGATGAACAGGCTCGTAATGCTTTCATGCAGCAGGCGCAGCAGCAGCGCATTCAGTTCACTACGCAGGCCGGGCGACACGAGATAGGGCAAATAAATGCCTACGAAGAAGGCCAGTTTCAGGCGACGCTGCTGAACAATGGTAAAAATGCCGCAGCATTGTATGGCGACAACGCCGCATACGTATTGGCTAATAAGCAAACTTTCCAGCAAATTGAGGATTACGGCATTGCGCATGGCTGGAGCGACGAGCAAATCCAGGCCAAGAAAATCGAGTTTAAAGAGAAGGTTGCTGATGCCGCATTGTCCCACTGGTCGGCAAACAATGCGACCGCATTCATCCAAAGTAATGGCGAGTTAAGTGATACTGCTGCTGGAGCTCGCCGTGCTGTAGCAGATAGTGACTCTTCCGAGCGTGCCCGTGGCATACGCAACAATAACCCAGGAAATCTCGAATACAGCAAAACTAATCCGTGGGTAGGCCAGACCGGTGATGATGGTCGATTTGCTAAATTCGAAACACCTGAACACGGGATTCGTGCATTAGGGCGGAACCTGATGTCGTATCAGAGGCAGGGTATTGATACCGTCAGCGAGATAATTAATCGCTGGGCACCGCCTACTGATAAAAATGACACTATGTCGTATATCAAAGCAGTGTGCGAACAACTTGGCGTTTCTGCTGATGAGCCTCTCGATGCATCAAATCCTGATACCCTGAAGGCGCTTTGTGCAGCAATTATCCATCATGAGAACGGTAGCCAGCCATACAGTGATCAGCAGTTAACTGCTGGTGTCAGTGCAGCACTTGGTTTATCAACAATTCCAACCAACATCAAACGCTATACCGGTAATGCAGCATTCGATGCGGCCTCTCCTGAGGCGCAGGCAAGTTTTATGCGACAGGCGGATCAACTGCGTCGGCAGCAGCAGGCTGAATATAAAACGATGATTGACAGCCAGGTTCGCGATGCGACGGCTGCGTATATGCGTGGCGTTGAATTTCCTAATCCACCTGGTGAGGCTGATTTTATTGCAGCTTATGGCGTCAGAGAAGGAAACCTGCGATATACCGAGTTCAGAAATACGCAGATCGCCGGACAGTATATAGGCTCTTTCCGCAACATGCCGACAAGCAGCATTACAGCATATGTTGAGCAATTACGCCCGGATACTGGTGAGACAGGGGAGGGGTATGCGGCACGCGCAGCTCTTTATGACAACGTTGTTTCGGCTGCAAATCAGGTGATAAAGCAGCGGCAATCGGATCCTGTGCAGTTCTCTCTTGCCGCCGGACAGGCAAAGCCTATCGACATGAGCAATAAGGATAACTTTGGACAGAGCGTTGCCTTGCGTGCCGCTCAGGTCAGTGACCTTGCCAAGTCATATGGCACTCCACTGACGTTCTTTTCCAAAGACGAGGCCAATCAGATCGGTGTTTTCTTTCGTGATGCGCCCGTTTCCCAACAGGCAGCATATCTCGATACCATCAGGCAAAGCACTGGTGGTGGGCAGGTGTATATGTCAGCACTACAGCAGATCAGTGCCAACGCTCCATCTGCTGCCGTTGCCGGGATACTGATGGATAAACCTGGTGGTATTTTGGCAGAAAAAAACTGGTTTAATCCGGATGTTTCCGTGTCACCTGAAACCGCTGCGCAGACAATTCTTGCTGGCGCGGCGGCTCGTAAAGGTACTGATGATGCGAAAGGTATTCCGATGCCTAAAGATGCTGATCTTCGCCTTGAGTTTTCTGACATGGTGAAGGATGCATTTGCTGGTGATGCTCAGGGGGCATCAATGGCATACGAGATCGCAAAGGACTATTACGCTGGTGTGATGGCGAAAAAAGGCGTGGTATCAGGCGAAATTGACAATGATATCTGGAAACAGGCTGTTAACGTAGCTACAGGTGGCGTGCATGACTATAACGGAATGGGGAATGTCCTTTTGCCGTGGGGAATGTCTGCAGAGCAATTCGATAAGCAGGTTAATCAGGCTTGGAATGAACAAGTTGTCGGCTCAGGGATAAAAACACCGCCTGGTCAGTATGGTTTGCAAAGTTACGGCGATAGTCAGTACCTGGTGAAACTTGGTACTGGTTATCTGCTGAAAGATGATGGTTCTCCCGTTGTTCTTAATCTGACACAGAAGCGTCAGAGATTCTCCGGAGATATTCCGCAATGAGTTACTTTGGCCTTAATCCAGTAAACCAGAATCAGCAGCTTGACGAAGCAGCATCAAATCCAGTTGGCTTTAACAGCGATGTTGGTTTTTTCGACAATGCTGTAGGAGCGGCATTGTCTGGTTTGTACTCCGGGCTGGTGGCAAAGCCAGATCAGTTGCTATGGGCAGGGATGGATAAAATCGTATCCCCGATTGCTCAGTTTGTTAACGAAAACACCTCGCTCAATGACACTTCAGTTTCATACATTGCTGAGCAGAGAAAACTAGCAGAGCAGCAGGTTAAGCGGCTGACGCCTGATGCCGCGACAACCGGAACCGCCGGGCAGGTCCTTTATGGGTTGTTCGATATGGGCGGGCAGGCTGTTGTCGGTACAACGCTCGGTGGTCCGGTCGGAGGTGCTGCGGCGGTAACTTCGCTACAGGGTTTTTCTGAGTTTGAACGGCTGACAGCACAGGGTGTTGATTTCAGGACGGCGCAGGAAGCGGGATTAGTGCAGGGTATTACTGCTGGTGCCGGAACACTGATCCCTATGAGCCTCGGGTTACGTGCTGGTGGTGCGCTGGCGGAAGGTGTGGCGGCTCAGCTTGCGCGGACTGGTGAAAGTTCAGTGCGACGCGCCGCAGCAACAGCAGTACGTGCAACGCCAGATATTGCCTATACCGCAGGTACAAATATTGCGTTCGGTATGGCACAGCGTGGGCTTACTGCAAAAACGCTTCGTGATGGTGGCTATAGCGAAATGGCTAATCAGTATGATGTGTTGGATCGACAGGCAATTGCTATTGATGCTGTTCTTGGAGTGGCGTTTGGTGGTGTCGGCAGATTTATTAACTCTCGCGGCGAGTCTACAAGCGCACCAAATTTTTCACCAGTTGATGTCGATGCTGCACTGGCGGCGAATGCCGCTCATCATGCTGAAATTGATATTGCTCCCGGTGTGCCGATCAACGTGCTTTCGCGTAATTCGCACATTCAGGCTCTGCGAAAAGCCATGTCTGATGTTAGCCAGGGGAGACCTGTAGACGTTGCCAGCATTGTTGAGTCTGCATCTTTCAGTGAAATTCCTGGGCGCAAGAGTCTGCTTTCTCAGGCAGTTAATGAGGCTCTGTCATCTGTAGATGATGGAGTAACGGCGCGCGCTATAGAAAATCGGTTGCTTGAAGAACAGGCCGCGCAGCTTTTGCCGCGTGGCGATAGACTGGTTTACCAGTCTGAAATCGCTAATAGCCAACGAATTATTGAAAATCTCACTGAACAGCGCGCACAAATTCTTGCAGAAGAGCCAACCGGTAGCGGTAAGGCTTTATCTCGTGCTCGATCAGATAAACAGGCCAGACTTCGCGATATTGACCAACGAATCCGGCAGGCACAAGAACGCCTGGAATTTTCTCGTAACGCGTTGGCACCGCATGAGCCTGGCGGTCAGTTTTTTGAAGCTCGAGCAGAACTGGCACGGCGACTGCAGGTAGAAAGTGAACTTAATGCTCAGGCTGTTTCATTCTATAAAACAGCAGATGTCAGGGCGCCAGACGAAGTAGCTCCTTTTGAGCCTGATAAAATATTGCAACAGGCAGAACAAAAAATGATGGCGGATCAGGCAGGAGATATTGATCTGCGCATAGCTGAAGACTCGCTGCTTGAATCACCTGACATGATAATCACCGTGCTGGATGATGATGGTAATCCACAATCGCGCAGCGCGCGTGAAGTACTGGATGAAGCGAACAGGGAAAGTGAGCAGGCAATACAGGATTCCAGTCTGTTTGATGTCGCTGTGGCGTGTTTCTTGAGAGGTTAAATTAAATGAGACAGGAATGTATACAAGCGGTCCAGCAGGCGGCGCAGCGCACGTTAACGGCGCGAGAAATACAGAACATTGAAGACCGCATTTATCGAAATATGCGCTCCATTGCTCGTGATGACCCGATGTCGTGGAGACAACTTTCCGAATCAGAGCGGCTATATCGTGCAGCACAATTGGCATCTGAAGAATTACAGCGAGAAGCGGCATTAAAGAAACGTCGTGTGGCCCTCACTATAGCCGCACGTCAGAGATTGGATAAATTTATCAATAGCTATCAAGGGGCTGATGGGAAACTTGGCGCTCTTAACCGTACTATTGCTTTTAATGCAGACGGTAAATCGAATTTCCTCTCTGTGGAGTCCAGAACAAAAGCCACTCGTGATTATGCATTGAGTCAATTGCAAGAGGCATTTGAAGCAGTTGATCCTCGCTTTTTTGGCCTGTTTGAAGATGAAACTGGCGTGCGTGACCTGGTATATGAAATGCGAGGGCAAAATACTGGCAATGCTAAAGCAAGAAAAGGTGCTAAGGCGTGGAGAGAAGTGACAGATCTACTGCGCCGCCGGTTTAATGATGCTGGTGGGGACATTGGCTATCTCGAAAACTGGGGGATCCCTCAACATCATTCTATGGAAAAGGTTGGGGCGGTATCAAAGGATAAGTGGGTTAGCGATGTTATAGGTAAGCTGGATCGCAAATATTATATCCGAGCCGATGGACAACTGATGAACGATGCCGAGTTGTCTGCATTTCTTGGAGAGGCTTATAACACGATCGCTACTGGTGGGCTGAATAAGCTTACTGATACCGGAATGCGAATTTCCGGCGCACGTGCTAACCGTGGTAATGCATCACGACAGATACATTTCAAAGATGCAGATTCCTATCTCCAATATCAACAACTTTATGGCGATCGCTCTCTATGGGAAATCATGGTCGGTCACCTGGAAGGTATCAGTAAAGATATTGCTCTGGTGGAAACATATGGTCCAAACCCCGATCATGTTTTCCGCTCCCTTCTTGATCAGGTTAAGGCAGAAACGGCAACAGCTAACCCGAGTAAAACCGGTAAAGTCGAGCGGCTGGCGAACAACACAGAGAATCTGTACAACTTTATTTCCGGAAAGACACAGCCTGTAGCGAATCCGCACATCGCGCGATGGTCTGACAATATCCGCAACTGGCTGGTTGCCAGCAGACTCGGATCCGCGTTGCTGTCATCGTTCTCTGATCTTGGAACCATGTATCTGTCTGCGAAGGTGACCAACCTTCCAATGAACCAGTTATTCCGCAACCAGCTTGAAGCTATGGACCCAACGAACCGTACTGAGCTTGCGCGGGCGCGCCGCGCTGGTCTGGCGATGGAATCTCTACTTGGCAGCGTTAACCGCTGGGCGATGGATAATATGGGGCCGTCTGTGTCTCGTTGGGCTGCAACGGCGGTAATGCGTGCCAGTGGGCTTACAGCATGGTCAGATGCGCACAAGCGCGCCTATGGCGTAACCATGATGGGAAGCCTGGGAGAAGTAGTGTCACGGACACCAGACCTTCATAGCCTCGATGATTCTGATTATCGTATCCTGAAAAGCAAAGGGATTACTGACACAGACTGGAGCGTATGGAGGCTGGCGCAACAGGAGGACTGGGGGAACGGCAATAATACGATGCTGACACCGGAAAGCATTATGCGTATCCCTGATTCAGCAGTTAAACATCTTGGTGAGCCTGAACGCGTGAAATTTGAGGCAATGCGTAAACTGCTCGGTGCCGTAACTGAAGAAGTTGATATGGCTGTTATTACACCGGGAGCACGTGAGCAACTGATAACCGGTTCTGGTATTCAGCGTGGAACATGGAAAGGTGAATTAACGAGAAGTGTTTTCCTGTTTAAATCGTTCCCTATCTCGGTGGTTATGCGTCACTGGTCACGCGCTATGGGTATGCCGTCTGCTGGTGGGCGTGCGGCATATATTGCGACGTTTATTGCCAGTACGACCATTCTTGGTGCTTTGTCGCAGCAACTTAACGACCTTGCGTCTGGTCGTAATCCTCGAGAGATGACAGGAGAAGATGCCGCAAAATTCTGGCTTGGTGCTCTACTGAAAGGTGGTGGTCTTGGCCTTTACGGTGACTTTTTATTGTCAGATCACACCAGGTACGGAAGCGGCGCGCTGGCGTCGATGCTTGGCCCGGTAGCTGGTCTGGTTGATGACGTAGTGAAGATTGCTCAGGGCATACCGTTAAATGCTGTGGAAGGGAAGAATGAGCAGACTGGTGGTGATCTGGTTAAGCTGGGGAAAGGTTTGATGCCTGGTGCGAATCTCTGGTACTTGAAGGCGGCTCTCGATCACATGATCTTTAACCAGATGCAGGAGTATTTTTCACCAGGCTATTTGCGTAAAATGGAGCAACGTTCGAAGAAAGAGTTTAACCAGACATACTGGTGGAGACCTCAGGATGTCACTCCGCAATAAGGAAGTGTTGTGTTTTTAATTGTTTTGAGTGTGATAATTTCTGGTGGGTTGTTATTTATTGACCGCTACAAATATTTTCTTAACCCTCAGACTCAAGCTATTTGCTGGTTTATCTTTGTTGTGCAGGGAATAGTTCTTGTTGCAAGCCTTATTGAGGGGAGGCCTCTGATTTTTACTGGGTAAATAGGTGACTACATGCAAGCTATAGGATTCATTGTTTATATCGTCGTTGGTCTTTTTCAGTTGGCAGCAATTATGGCTGGGCTTGAATCATGGTGGGGATTGCACTGGATAATTGCAGCCCCCATTGCTTTCATCGTGAGCTATATTCCATTTGTTGGAGCGATTGTTGGTATGGTTGGTGCTGTGGATGTATGGCGGTGGGAGTGGTGGCAGGCTGGCCTTCTCTTCTTTGGTGGGATCATCTTTGCTATTGTCTGCGGTGGAATGTCATCATTTTTCGAATGGCTATCATTCAGAAAAGGGACGTGACATGTCACAGGCCGCTTTCGCGGCCTTGTTTTTAACGAATGCCACCGCCGCCTGGGCGGGAATCCGCAGAACGCCCACCGCAGCGTGAGCCGTCAGCAGCAGTGTCGCTGTCGTGCTGACAACGACCGGCAAAGGCCTGAGTTGAAGCTACCAGAGACAACAAAACGAACAGTGCAGCAAATGCTTTTTTCATTGTGAAATTTCCATCTATAAGCCACCTCAATGTGGCGTCAATGAGTGTAGCACTGACTTTTGTTTCGTCCACAAAAAAAGCCCGCAGCGCGGGCTATTCTTCTTCATCATTAAAAAGCGGATTGTTGTTTCCATCTGATGAAAGGAAAGGTATGTGTTCTCTTGAAAATCCAACAATGACAATTTCATTATCATTTTTTGCATAATGAATGCATTCATTAGAATGCCTTCCGCCAGGGTTGAAATTTAAGTTAATGGTATAATTCTTAAATGTGTTTGGATACCATGTTGGCCCACAATGATAATGCCAATAATTCTCTTGCTCATAATTGTCTGAGCCGGGAATTTTATCATGGTTATCATCAACCCACGAGGGCTTGTTTTTTCCAACAAGCGCCCTTCCATTGGCAACATCCTCTAAAAAACTTTGTATGATTTTTATTTCATCATCAGTAAGGAAAGGTCCGTCTACAGCGAAAGGGGTGTTGCTTTCCCCATGTAGAAAACTATTAGATATTCTAATGTTAAACTTCAAGGAAAACTCCTGATGTGCTTCTATTTGGAGCGAAATGCCGCCTTGAAGTCGCTGAAAGATGTTCCTGTCTGGTAAACCATATCCTTGTCGCGCTCTTTGCTTGCGCGGCCAAGCATAACTTTTCCAATGACATCCCAGCATTGCTTGGCTTGTTCATTGTGCTGAGTACGATTTTTCAACGCTGTCATATCGCGCCTCCTTTACCTTTAAGGTAATAGTACGCTATTCACCCACAGTCTGCAATCTGTACAGAATTATTTAAAGGCACATCCCTGTGCCACCGCTTGTCAGAAGAACCCTGCTTTGTCGTTGATGTACTCCGCGTGCGTCTGGATATCACGCAGGCATTTGCTCACACCGACGATGTAGCAGAACATGGTGGTCAGCTCCGCTGCCGCGCCCGATACATCGTGCCCGTCTTCCTGTAACTTGTTCAGCAGATTCATCAGCAGTGAGTTCTCCGTCAGGCCGAGAACACCAGACGGCGAATGAATCAGGCTACGGTAGCCGGGCTTCAGTGGGGCACTGTAGGTTTTGTTCTCTATCTTCATTGCCTGCATCACTGCTGACGCCGTGGCGTTGGCTACCTGGTCGGCAACCATCTTTATGCGTTCTTCCTGCGGGAGCGAGTTTTTAATGTAACTTCCGGTGCGGCGGATCTGAGGAAGTACCTCACCTGTAACCCATTTGCGAAAGCGGTAGGGGATAGTGCCTGGTGTTACTGCATCGCGGCAGCGGAGGATCAGTGTGTAGAGGCCTGACTCGTTGATAATATTGGTTTCGCCTTGACGGCCTAAGTTAAATTTAGCCCTTTCATCATCATCAAGAGATTTTATTGACATAGTGGGGTTTGTCAGTTGAAGAGCTTTAATAACGTCTTTGGCAACAAACCAAGGATTTCCATCAATAACAATGGCTCGAATGGTTGCTTCTGATTCAAAATGAAAAACAGATGGGGTTACGTTAGCAGTCATAGTGATCACCTTTGTAGTTAGGTTAATCACCACTACCGACGCCAATCGGTTGGTGGTGAACTGTGCAGGGTTGGCGTAACCGGCTACAAAGGACCCGGCGCACCTTTCGGTGCCCCCACACAGCCCACCATAGAATAGGTGCGCTTTACACATAAAAAAAACCGCTTATGCGGCATATGTGCCTCTGTAGTAACTCGGGACGCCAATCCCGGCACTGGATTTTGCCAGTGCCCGATTACTATGGCACAAGAGGAGTGCGATGTAAATTTACCGCAAAGGTAAATATAAGCACTCCACTTGGCAATTGCAAACCTTATCTGGTTTGTTTTCGTAATTGTTCGGCACAATAGTCGAGATGTGTTTGCAGATCCCGCATAGACATCTGTGAGCTGGTGACGTAGTTAATCAGTGCAGTCAGTTCGGCAAGTGGGCCATCGACATTAAATCCATCCTTATCGAGATCCCGGAGTAATTTCATCAAATGCGATCCCTCCACCAGTGACCTGACGCCTCCCGGCGTGTGAATCCTTTCGGTAAATCCGTCTTCCAGTGGATAGTGATACTGCTGCATCTTATCTTCTCCATGCAATAACTGTATATTTATACAGTATCAAATAATTTGTTTGCTATCCAGCACGTTTTGCAAATTACCCGAAAGGTAATATCTATTCATATTCACAGTCTTTCTATCCATATGTGGTTTTTCAGGTAATAGAATAACCAGATATGCGGCGCAACGGGTGCTGCGACTATCTGGAGATTTAACATGACGGTCTCAACCGAAGTTGACCACAACGAATACACCGGTAACGGTGTTACAACGACATTCCCTTATACCTTCAGGATATTCCAGAAATCTGATCTGGTTGTGCAGGTGATTGACCTTGACGAGAATATCACTGTGCTGGTTCTTGATACTGATTACACAGTCACTGGTGCGGGAGGGTATAACGGAGGCAATGTAATTCTGTCGAAGGCGTTGGCTAACGATTATCAGATTTCTATATCACGAGAGCTACCGGTTACACAGGAAACTGATCTGCGCAATCAGGGTAAGTTTTTTGCTGAGGTGCATGAGGATGCGTTTGATAAGTTAACGATGTTGATTCAGCAGGTTAGAAGTTGGTTTAGCCTGGCGCTGCGTAAACCATCATTCGTGGCTAACTATTATGATGCGCTAAACAATTACATCCGTAATTTACGCGATCCTTCAAAGCCTCAAGATGCTGCTACTAAAAATTATGTTGATACACTGCTCAGTACTAATCTAGGAAATACGTTGCGCGTTCAGGAGCAGATACCGCAACTTCCTGATGCCGCTACCCGTGCTAATAAAATTCCAGCTTTCGACAACGGCGGTAACCCTATTGTTGTTTTACCTCCTTCAGGTTCTGCTTCAGATGTGCTGATTGAACTCGCAAAGCCTACCGGAGCTTCACTTATTGGTGGCATTGCGATGGAGCTCGACACTCAGGCTGAGCTGACAACAAACACTACCGTTGAAGGTCGCCTGGTGGCGGTTAAAAACTCTGCCGGTAGTTATAATAAGTACTCAGTAACTCCAAATACGGGTATTACTGCAGATGGTATTGTTATTGTTGACCGTTTTGATGGCCTACAATTGGAATTACAGGTTGATGACTGTATTGATGTGCGTTCTTTTATGTTTGGTAGCATGACAGATCAGCAGACGCTACAGGCAGCACTTGATTATTCTGGTTCTGTTCCTGGTTATTGTGCAATAAAGATTACTCCAAAGAATAAAGATGGAGATCCATGGATATTTACTGGATTACAGATCAAGGAGAAAACAATACTTATCGGTGCTGGGGGATGGCTTAAATTTGCGGATGATATTTGTGTTGATAAAACACAGGCCTACTACCTTGTTCACAACATGGGGGCTAATGATGTTCATATACGTGATTTACGCATTGATGGTAATCAAGAAAACAACAAGCTTTATGCTGTAGCTGATATCCTTACCTTTGGTGGAGCACGTTGCACACTAAAGAATGTTGAACTTGTTAATGCTCCTGATTCATGCCTGATGTATGCAAGCGCTATAGATTCCGTCATTGACGGCCTTCTCGTAGATAATTGTCGGGATTTGGGAATTTATTGTTCTGCAGCGGTGCCAGGAGGTACACGTAATTGCATTATCACCAACGTTGTTGGTCGTAATTGTGCCCATGGAGTTATCGGATTTAAAAGGTATGTCTCAGATATTCATGTCAGTAATGTAGTGGGAGTCAATGTTGGTAATGGCATTACATTTGAAGGTTTTGAGTCAGTAACACAAGGTATGAATCCTAGCAACATTAGCATTAACGGAGTTCGCTTGCGTGATGTCGGATATCCTATGCGCGATACCTATTCACCAGCTGAGCGTGGCTTGAGCTTTAATTGTGCCAGAAATGTTAGAATAACAGATCTTCAGGTTTTTAACTGTTCTGGAGTTGGAATATACACATCAGAGACTGGGCCAAGCACGGGGATATATATTAACGGAGCAACATTAACAGGATATGCATCAAACCCACAAATAGCATCAGGTATTCCTAATAATGATGGTATGTCAATTGCGTCTCTTTCTGATTATGAATTGAATGATATAAATATAGCCGGTTTTGCAAGATATGCGGCAAGATTTTTCTCTTCATCTGCTGGTAGTGTAAAAGGAGGGAGGTGGAGCAATACTCAAGCCAGCGGTTATAAGGCTTACCATGGTGCAAGAGTGGATGCCAATAATTCATTTTCACACTTTATGCCTGAATTTATTAGCGGTGCTAGCGGTAGTGATTTGGAATGGTACAATGGGGCAACAGGCATAACAAAGGATACAATCCTTAATAATGGAACAGGCCCAGCAAAATATGGATATGTTGTTACAAGTGCCGGAATGAGCACTCCTGTTGGTAACGTGACACCTCGATTTATTGGTCAAGAGGTATGGCTTCCAGGGACAAGTAAATGGTGGAAGTCTCATGGTCTCACTAGTAATGATTGGACTGCATTGAACTAAAAAACGCCCATGGAAGGGCGTATAAAATTATTTTATGTATTAAATGCCAGGACATAAACACTGTAGGAAATACAATATATGTGAAGATAAATATTGTTATGGTATGCTGGTGTAATTTATTTATATATTTTGGTGTCTTTTTTTGAATATATATTTCAAAGCAATATGAATTTTTCAAATGTCTGGTTAGCAAACGTCTTGTATCATGAATTCTTATAAGGAGATACATACTAAATCAAACATGAAGATATTCATGTCAGAATTAAAAAAACTATATGATGCTCAGTGTGGGTACCCGCTACATCAAAAATAATAGAGATGTGTACCTGTCGAATAAATTAAGTATTTTACATCCTTAAAATACATAACATTAATTTATTACCTTTAGGGTAATTTTGGTGGTGGTTTTGAAACATATATGGTTTGTTGTGTATGATGGATGCACTAACTAAAGTTGTATTCATGCACAGTAAATGGTGGTTTTTATGTCAGTCCAGCTAACCAGTGAATCTTTAAATCAGTGGCTTAGTATGAGTTCTCTTGTTGCAGTGATAGCAGGTGCTCCTCCTGAGGTGGCTTTGGGAGCTTTGTCTGGTGCGGTAATTTTTGTTACCTCTGCCATTGAGTATCCCATTAATCGCAGGGTTCTCCTGTCGATGCTCAGTTTCCTTTGCGGCCTTCTCTTCTACAAACCGACAGCATCAATTCTTATCGGTATCGCCAGTCTGATCCCTACTATAACTAAGGACTCTTTCGAGAAAGGGATTGTTTTCTCTGCTGGCGCATTCGTATCAGCAATTGTCGCAGTGCGAATTGGCATCTGGCTCTACCACCGTTCTGATAATCCACGCGAGTTAATTCCGGGGAGAAAAGACGATGGTAACGCATGAGTTTTTTTTGCTTATCACCAATGCAGTTATTTGTGCTGGCATAGCAATTCGCGTTGTCACATTCCGGCGTAACGGAGCTCAACATCGAAGATGGGGAGGGTGGCTTGCTTATTTCCTGATTGTTGCTGCGGCTAGTATTCCTGTTCGTGTCGTCTATGCAATCTGGTTACGCACACCAATGGCTGTGGATTTATCTGAGGTCATTATCAACGCTGTCATGCTTGCAGCGGTTATTAAAACACGCGGTAACGTTGTTCAGATTTTCAAAATATCGAGGTCTAAACATGGAGATTAAACAATTCCAGCGAGCTGCTGGTATTAGCGAGGCGCTGGCCGCACGCTGGTTCTCGCATATAACTTCTGCGATGAAAGAGTTTGGTATCAGCAAACCCGAAGATCAGGCAATGTTTATTGCTCAGGTCGGGCATGAGTCTGGTGGTTTCACCCGGTTGCAGGAGAATTTCAACTACAGCGTCACCGGACTGGCTAACTTCGTTCGGGCTGGGCGCCTCACTCAGGGACAGGCTAATGCACTGGGTCGCCGTGCTGGTGAACCGCCATTACCACTCGAGCGCCAGCGAGCGATCGCAAATCTTGTATACAGCAAACGCATGGGGAACAATGCCCCCGGAGATGGCTGGAATTACCGTGGGCGCGGGCTTATTCAGATTACCGGTTTGAATAACTATCGTGACTGCGGAAACGGCCTGAAAGTGGACCTGCTGGAGAATCCTGAACTGCTGGCGCAGGACGAATATGCGGCTCGTAGCGCGGCGTGGTTTTTCTCCAGCAAAGGCTGCATGAAGTATACCGGCGATATTGCACGTGTAACTCTGATTATCAATGGTGGCAGGAACGGCATCGACGACAGGCGAGCGCGGTACGTCACTGCCAGTAAGGTGCTGGCGGTATGATCTGGGCATTCGTAAAAGCATACTGGAAACAGTTGCTTATCGTGGTGATGCTTGCTGTTCTGGTCATATCAGGAGTTGTTGCCTGGAATGTACACGGAAGTCGTCAGTACAACGCCGGGTATGCGCAGGCGAAGGAAGACCGCAAAGCTGAAGATGAGAGAGTTCGTCAGCACTACGAACAGGAGAAAACGACCAATGAACGTGAAGCTCAGCAGAGGATCGACCAGGCGCGCAATGATGCTCTTGATGCTGCCGCTCGCGCTGGCCGGTTGCAGCAACAGCTCGTTGCCATCCGTGATCAGCTCAGGCAGTATAACGCCATTGTCGGCGCTGGGACGTCAGCCGCAGACACCGGAGTTTTGCTTGCCGACGTGCTCAGCAAATCTCTCGAGAGAAACAGACAACTGGCAGAGTATGCTGACCGGGCAGCCGAAGCCGGAAGAGTCTGCGAAAAACAGTACGACACCCTGACCAGATAGTATGGCATTTTTCATGGTACTGATTTCCTGTGACGGTATATAAAACGGTACGAGGAAAATTGAGCTTTGGAAAAGTGTTATCACTCAATTGGTTATGATTTTCGTAAATGATTGAGTGGGAATGATTTGACCCTGCACTATGAATGAACAAAACCCTCTGTTACTACAGAGGGTTTTTTATCTTCAAGAATCATAGGCTTGAAGTTACTAACATCGATTAATTAAACCAGCTTTCCGATTTGTTCTCTTCTGCTTTGCCCACGCTTTTCATCAGATCGCGACCGCCTTCAGTCATATTTCTGTTGGCGTCAGCTTCAGATTGCACCACATCGGTTTGCGCAGCTTTGTGCTTCAGTTCCTGATCGATAAATTCGTTTTCTCGCTTAACGCGGGCTTCTTCTTTTGCCAGCGCCAGTTTTTGTTTCTGAATCTCTAAGCTGCGTAGCTCATCTTCATAACTTTGATCGCGTTTTTTGTCCGCAGAGGCTTCGGCGTCCAGTTTATCCTGACGAGCTTTCTTATTTGCCGCTGCCGTTGCCGCTCTTTTGTTAGCGGCGGCCTGGGCATTTGCGCGACGTTGCTTCTCTTGCTGGATTTCCCTGTTGCGCTCCGCGACCCATTCGTCATGCTGCCTTTGCTCTTCATTTTTACCTTGCTGTTCAGCTTCTGCTACAGCAGAGAGTTGATCCTGCAATGATGAGGCGATAGCCGGATAGCTTAAGGAGGCCAAGATGGCGCAAAGAAAAACTTTCTTCATGACTCCTCCTGATTATTAGCTCTTTTCAGGACATTTAGTATTTGGCTGAATACGCGTTTCGTTATACGTTGTGGTAATAACAACGGCTAAACCTGTCGTAAACTGGCACTCTTTACCCACCTGGGTAGAGGTATACACTTTGGTGCCTTCCTTATATGTTAAAGAAACACCTTCCACTAAGGTTTTATCATTCACCATAGAACCCACTGCCGCGCCTACAGCTCCGCCGCTAACTGCCCCTGCCGTCGTTCCGGAATTGCTGCCAGAACCGACGTTGTGGCCGATAACACCGCCAGCGACTGCGCCAATAAGCGCGCCGAAGGCTTGTGCGTTCCGTTTATTTTGGGAGTTGTCTACGGCAACTTTTGCGGGAAGAATGGAAATAATATTAACGGTTTTAGTTTCTTGTTTGGTATTCAGTTGATCGGTTTGATAAACATCGGCGGCATGATCGTCAGCATTTGACTGGCATCCTGCCAGAGTGAATGACGCTAACATTGCCACAGGCAGAAGACATTTTTTAAATTTCATCACTATTCCTTGTTAGGTAATGACTCCAACTTACTGATAGTGTTTTATGTTCAGATAATGCCCGATGACTTTGTCATGCAGCTCCACCGATTTTGAGAACGACAGCGACTT